TCTTTCTCGCGCATTTTGAGTTCGATGTCTTTACGTTTCTGCGATTGGAAATCTTCCGCATTATACATCTCCTGGCTCGACGGGAAATGCGGCATCGGGCCCTGGCCATGTCCATGGACCATGTCATTGCGGTTGGTCCCGTGGCCACCCTTTATCGCATTTATCTCCGCGGTTATTTTCGGAATACCTGTTGCGAGAGTTTGAATGGCGATTTTATTCAACTCGGTCAATGAAAACGACGCCATGCGAATACGGTCGATTTCCGATTTGATTTGTTTCGCGGAATCATAATCCTCGGCTTGAATCGCGGTTTGTTTTCGTTGATCTAATTTCAATATCCGCGCGGATGGTGCTTCGATTTGCTCGATGGACGCACGGATGGTTTTCGCGGCGTCGTAGTCTTCTTCCGCTATCGCACGCTCCTTCGCGATATACAACTCTTTCAGGCGCGTGGCGATGAGGGCAGGAATAGACGCCGAGAGATTGCGGATGATGCGTTCGAAGATGTGCTTGACCTCTTCGGTGCTTACCGTGTCGGGGACCGTATCGAATATCCCTTCTTCGGCCAATATTCCCCAGAGAAGTTGCTTGTTTTCTTGTGATTCGAGAGATGACATTATATAAACAATAAGAGGAGGGTTTATATAATTTATTGGGTATTATTTTGACGCATCGTTCATACGTCAGCGTAAGAAGGACATACTGGGGGTGGGAGCTCTACACATAACTCGTTTATAACGTTTATCGGTTGAAGATTTATTATTAAATTTGTTAATAATTTAACAATTATCAAACTTAAACATCAATCCCTTCATCCGTTTATAACTACGGTTCTTCCGCGTCGGTTTATTATTCATTAGGTTAATCGGCACTATCGCCGTCGTCCCCTAGAAAAATTAATAATACCCTCGTTAAATGAGTTGGCAGCACTACTATTACTAATTTTATTAAGAGCTTTATTAGCCGCACCCGTATTAGCGGCGAATTTCACGAAGGGGTTATCACCAAAATTTTTTATAAGTTTTTGTGCTTGCTCACCCCTTTCAACCCACGTCATCGGTTTCGATACACCATCCGGTTGTCTATTATTAAATCTGTCAAACATACCCCTAGCGGACCCAAATACATTTTGTGCCATATTAACTTTTTGTGGATTCATAAATGTAGCCCCCCGCTGCGGATTACTAGTTATTTTCTTCGCCTGACCAACCAAATTTAAATCCGGAACAGCCCGCTGCTGCGGCTTACTATTTATTTTCGCCAATTGACCAATAAAGTTGCGAGTGCCGTCGATCCACCCCCCCTTCATCGTCTTATTTTTACGCATATATCGCCTCGACGTCCCGTGCCGATTCCGTGACCTCCGTGCTGTATTCTTTGACCGACGCATCGTCTTTGTTATCGTTTTATTCGGCATGTGTATATGTAAACGAGTTATACTATACGCACCGATTAAAATATCAAGTAATCGGATATATATTTACACGACCGGCCAACAACGCCCCTCCTCATCTCTCCTTGATACGACTGGCCAACAACGTCCTCCTCCGCATTTATACGACTGGCCAACACCCCCCCACACTCCTTGATACGACCATCCAATGCCCTCCCCCTCCCTTGATACGACCGGCCGTTAGGCCGGGGGCTGGTGGGCGGGCCAACGCCCCCCTAAAACTCCACATTCGGCGTCGGAACTTTCTCATCCACATTAAAAAACTTCCGTCGGAACCGTTGCATATATTTATCCGTTAGTTTCTTCTTCTTATCCAGGAAATCGTGGACAGTCATCTTCTCCAGCAGCATATGAATAATCATAAATATTGCAAATACTCCGCATTCCGAGTCGTTTCGCTGATGTGATACATTATTCATATACTCCTTGAATGGAATACCGTTGGCGTCGCCTTGTTCTTTCACCATCTTCATAAATGTGCGAATCCGACGTTGCGGTTTATCGCCCGTACTGTCAAAGAAAAAGATGACTTTCGCGCGCACATCGATAAACATCGAAACCCAGTGCTCCCCCGGTTTATCGTGCGGGTCTGTATTAAATACAATCCCGATTTTCTGTTTGCCGTTTTTCACGTGTTTCATAATATCGAATTTACACAATTCATCCCAAACGCATTGCCCGTCATCGAGGACTTCATCGAAATCGACGGGCGATGGACCGATGAAAAGAAACGACGGGACCGCGTGTTCGTATTGTTTCAGTGAGTTCGCGATATCGATACTCGACAACCACTCGTGGATATCCTTCTTCCACGCTTTCGGTGCTTGTGGTGCGAATGTATGATGAAGCATCTCGTCATCCATCCCGGAAGATGCGAATTTCTGGCGTAACCAGCACGCCTCCTGGTGGCATACACGGCTCATATTGTTTTTAAGGGCGGTCCATATGTCACGCGGGTCTGTGTCTTGGATTTTCTGGTCGGGGTGCCGTTTATTCCAGAGTATTTTCAGCTTGTCGAGAGATTTGGATGAATAACAGGAGAAATCCTTGGTTTCATTGATAGTTTCATCTTTGGGCGCACAACTAACGGATTTGAATTTACCGCCGTCTTTGGCGGTGCTGCTGGCGGCGGCGCTGGCGTCGGCGGCGTCTTTCGCATCGGCCTCGGCGATGACTTGGTCCATTCGAATGCTAAACTTATACTATTATGTCATAAAAAATTGAACTGTTTATATTCTATTCAATCGGGTGATACATCAGATTCATTTCTCGTTCTTCGTTCGTTCGTTCGCAATGGTTATTCGCACTCGCTCTTCCGGTAGTTCCGTCGCCGTCGCCGCCCGCACTACTGCTGCTCCCGTGGCTCCCGCTGCTCCCGTGGCTCCCGCAAGCATCGCAGCTTCCGTCGCCCGTGCACCTCGTCGCGCCGCACGTTTCGCCACCCCCTCTTATACCGACGCAAGCCTTCGCAGCTATAAAATATATACACCCAAGCGCCGTCCTGTTAGGGGTGTTGTCGCCGAGGAAACAGAACCGGAACTCGGTTTCGAAAATGACGCCGTCGAGGCGACCGAGGCCCTGGCCTCGATGAACTATGTGTCCGACGAGGCGTCCGAGGCGTCCGAGGTGTCCGAGGCGTCCGAGGCGCCCATTCCCGCCGCCGCCGCCGCCGCCACCGCGTCATCTCACCACCCCCGGTCATGTCTTAACCCGATGCATCCCGTGACGCGGTATATCTACAAATTGAGCGTCTACAATTTGTCCCAGACCTCCCATTATAATACCAGTTACGTCATGTATAACCGTGAAACACGGACGTATCACGTCTACAGTGTCATCTCGACGACGGGTGCGGGCGGTGCGGCGGCATCGGCGGCGGCGGCAGCGGCGACAGGAGAATCATCATCATTGCCCGAGCCAACCAACACGATTCAGACCCGCTACACTACGTATATGAGTGCTGAATCGTACATTATGAATGTTGTCATTCCTTGCGACCAGCGCGAATACTGTGTTTTGGCCGATTTCGTCGGTGTCATCATGGACGACAACGAGTTCAAGCAGTGCGCATTCGGCGATGATTCGTGTTATTACGACATTGACGAACTCTGGAATAGCCACGATTCAAAAGAAACACTCACCGGACACAAGATGTTTGTTCTCACACCCACCCGCGTATATTACTGGGACGCTGGTGCGGGAAATGTACCGACGGCTGCGATGTATACGGGTGATGTTATCAATAACGCGTTGAATATCATTGCGTCTGTTCACCAGTAACGCGCTCGCTTCGCTTCGCTATTTCATCATGATAATCGCGTATTTGTGGTAAATTCGCTGATGACGCTACCGGTGCTGGTTTCATCACAATAAAATCGTCCAATGTTTTTTTACGAATGCACATTTTATTCGCAAATGAAATCAATGCTTTGTCTTCGATGTATCTCGGTGGTGCGGCGGGTTCTGGTTCTGGTTCTGGTTCTGTGGCGTGCACCGGCGCTGGCAATGGCGCTTCTTGGATTCGTTTATCTAATTCTTGTCGTGCGTTGCTTACCGCGCTGGCGTCTTCTAATTCGACACTTCCTTCGGGACCTCCTTCGGAAGCGTATTTTTCCTTCTGTATCATCTCCGTTACATCTTTCCACTTCAAATACCGAATACAGCATTTCATATACGCGTGATACGATTCATTTACGTCATTGTCATCGCACTCACCGTCGAACAAATCTCTCGTCATATCGATTATCCGTTCTTTATAATACGTCTGTTCTCTACGAAATATATCGGCAAGTGTCTGAGCATGGGTCTTCACTTTCAAATATTTGTCATAATGATTCCGGTTTGACATCACCGATAACGTGAATTCGTCGAATTCATTCCAAGGGGCAGCGGGTGCGGTGGCAGAGTCCATTGTATTACACAAATCCGTGATAAATTAGTGTAATAATATTATTTATACCGACGGACTCCATCGGTATTTATTGACGGCGCATCGTCAGGTGTTCGCGCGCATTCGATGATGCGCTAGCACGTGGTATCGATGTCGCGAAATCAGACGACGACGACGACGGTTTGGCCGTTGTGTTACCCTCACGCCCCCCCGAAAACCCTTCCTCAATATGCGATACATGCCTCTGTTGCTCCTTTTCTTTGCGTTTCTTATCCAGTTGTTCCTGAGGGATATAATTCGTGACGGGTTCGATATTTGGACCACCTTCTCCCGTACAGAATCCATCATGTGTACAATTCAGGGTGCGAAGCTGATACCTCGTTGAATTCTCGAATGTCAATCTTCCTAAATCGTTCGGGTTCGGGTTCATCGGTGCGAAATTCGTGGTGCCGTTATCGAATAAATACGGATTCGGTTGTGTGACATTATCACGCGAATCAATCGTCACTTTATACAGGTCGCTTCTTGAATCAGGGACATATTCTGCACGGTCATTTCGCTGATGGGCGAAGAATTGGTTTCGCAATGATGACTCTAAATTGACCTGCTCCGCCCATCCTCGCCACGGTGCTTTCCCGTTACCCGGATTAAATACGGTTTCAGTAGAGAAATTCTGGTATGCGGCGATAGGGACGGTGGGTGTCGGGCGTGACTCGAGTATCGGCATCGTCGCGTATTTCGATGAAATCGGGCGAACATCGTAGGCGGGTCGGAGTGCGGTTGAAGGGATAACACGCTCATATATCCGTGTATTTATTTCAGTTAAACGGTCGTGGTGATTTGAATATGCGCCGTTGACTACGCCATGAAGTTCCATTGTGTAACTACTTTATAATATGAAAATATAATTTACAAGAGGTGTAAAATACAAGAGGTGTAAAATCGAATATAAACATACGTTTGTGTTATTATATATCGTAGTATCGCATTGACACTCTGCCGACAGACATGTGCGGTATCTTTTATTTCGAAACCGTCAGCCGCATCGCCATCGCCCAACTAAAAACACTCCAAGAAACATGGATTGTTTCATCCCACCGCGGACCCGATAAATCGGTGTTTTTTCGTGATGATACTCGCGCCTGGGGGTTTCATCGTCTATCTATCAATGGAATGGAGCCTGCGGCAGACCAGCCGTTTTATCTAAAGCGCTGCCAGTTGATTTGTAACGGCGAAATCTACAACTTTCGTAGTTTGATTGAGGAGTTCGGATTGGAGGGTGAGTATCGGAGCGGTTCGGATTGCGAGATTATCATCCACTTGTATCGCAAAATCGGAATCCACGAGACGCTGCGTCGCCTGGACGGTGTGTTTGGTTTTGTATTATATGATTACGATAGTGATCTGACATATGTTGCGCGCGACCCGGTGGGTGTTCGCTCGCTCTATATCGGGGTTTGCCGCCACGATGGCGCATTCGGCGGCGAGTATTCGGACTTGGGGTGTGTTTCACTGAACCCAGACCATTACGGGATTTGTATTGCGAGTGAGATGAAATCGATACATGTATTATGCGATACCATCGCGCAGTTTCCCGCGGGGTGTTATATGGAGTATTCCGGTGCGGATAGTGAGGATGGCAGTGCGGTGTTCAAGTCGTATTATGAGAATGCGAGTATTTATTATGATTCGGACAAGGTGGTGTTGAAACGCACCAACAATGAAAGTATGTTGGAGTGTCAGGTGAAGAATCTTCGTGTGCGTTATTCGTATCCGGTGATGCCCGACGAGGGCGGGGTCGCAGAGGCCGCAGAGGCCGCAGACGCAGACGAGGCGGTGGCTGATGTCTGCCGCAATATCCGCGAGTTATTCACTGCTGCTGTCAAGAAACGTCTCATGAGCGAGCGACCTGTTGGATGTTTACTGTCGGGCGGATTGGATAGTTCGCTGGTTACGGCGATTGTTGCGCGAGAATTGAAGAAGACCGCACCGGATACTGTGCTGAATACATATAGTATCGGGCTTACCGGGTCGGTGGATTTGATTTGGGCACGTCGGGTCGCCGAATATCTCGGGACGTGTCATCACGAGGTCGCGTTTACCGAGCGCGATTTCCTGGACGCGATTCACGAAACTATCTATCAGACTGAGAGTTATTGTACTACGACCATCCGTGCTTCGGTAGGGAATTATCTTATCAGTAAATATATCCAACAACAGACCGACGATGTCGTTATCTACTGCGGGGATATGTCCGATGAGATTTTCGGGTCATACCGCGGGTTCTTGAAGGCACCGTCCGATGCGGATTTTAAGGCGGAAAATGAACGCATGATTCGCGATGTCCGGTTTTTTGACCTCCTTCGGTCGGATAAGAGCATCAGTGGTGCTGGTTTGGAGGCACGGGTGCCGTTTGCGGATAAGGCGTTTTTGGCATACGTGATGTCGATTCCGCCGCGGTTCAAGCGGTTTTATGACGGCGAGGCGGGTCCGGGCACCACGGGCCCGCGTATGGAAAAATACATCCTTCGTAAGGCGTTTGAGAGTGAAGGCTTGCTGCCTGATGATGTCTTGTGGCGCAGAAAGGAGGCATTTAGCGACGGAGTGAGTAGCCAGGATGGACGCACATGGATCCAAATGGTGAAAGAACACGCCGATCGTATTATCCCCGATTCGGATTTTAATAACCCCCGACACTTATTGTATTCGCTTTATAACCCCCCTTACGACAAGGAGAGTTTCTATTATCGTCGGATATTCGAGTCTGCCTACGATGGACGCGGTGAAACCATCCCGTATTACTGGCGCCATCCCTTTTGCGATGGAGTGCTTGACCCGAGCGCGAGGCTGCTTGATTTTTATATTACGGATCTGTTGACAGATCTGGCTGAGACAGCAGCCACGGATCGGGTGTCGTCGACCAGTCTCGACGGATAAGCCTTGCTTCATTGAATAATAATACCAATATATAGTATATTATTTTGCGTTGATTTCAATGGACCAAATAAAGACACGCGCGGAAAATATCGTGTTGACGATTATAACCGGAATACGCGACCTGGTCGCTCCATTTTTCCAGAAATACGCGAATTATTACAAATATATCGACGTGGTTTTTTACGCAACATATGCGATTATATTGCTCGGGTTTTATAACACAATACCCGAGTACATTCCGGTGCTTCGAAATACGATATTATATATCGCGGTGTTCATATTATTGATTCGTTTCAATAAGGTGTCATGGACGAATCCGAAGTTCGCGGTGCTAGGGGGGAGTAAGTTTAGCGAATTTGATAGACGACTCATCATATCCACGTGTATATTCATCTTGTTTTCACATATTGTGTCTGACGCAGTGGCGAATTATACGAAGGACCAAATCAATAAAAATCTAACACGCCCGATAAGCACGAGTGTGGTTCATCCGATATATAATTATATTGATACATCGGGTGCGGTGGATAAGATTCCCGCAGTGAAGACGTTTTTACGCGACCAGCAGCAGGCAACGCCAGCGCAGTAGAATCAAATCCAACAAAAAATTGAAATGTTTTTGTTGGGTATATAGTATCGCGTGTGAATAGATATACAATGGAACAAATACAAGATCTAGGACAAGGAATGCCGAGACCCGCCGCCGCGCCGGTGGCAGTGAGAGTCGATACCGACATTCAAAATCAATTGGACATCGTGATGGCGATTATCGATGAAAACCAGGACAAAATAACAGACGGTGAGTATTTACGCGCGATGAACGCACTGGGTTCATTACACAAACACAAGCGGACCGCATTTGGTGCGCAGCGGGCGGGCGGCGGCGGCGGCGGCGGCGGCGGCGGAGTAGAGGGTTGGCTCACTCTGGACAATATTGTCGACGACGACGAATTATACGACGAAGTAATGGAACTGGCGGATGATATCGTCGTTGAAATATGCGGCGAGAATTCAAGCATCTACGATGCCGATGACCACAATATGGTATCTCGCGGCGAGGAAGACGATGTATTTGACCTCATTGTCAACTACAATCCGCAAGAAGGAAATGCCGGATATGACGCATCACCGAATATGCTTCATTGTGCGATCCGGATGATTACATTGCGTATATTCAAGGACACATATAATGAACTCGAGACGGTTCGTCCTGTGAGTTGCCAGTGCGGATGGCGTGGAGCACAGGGCAATTGGGACCGACATGTCCGGAATGTGCGTCATCAGCGTTGGGTTGCCGCTCGTGAAGAAAACCGCCGGGCGGCTGTAAGAGCTGCGGCTGCGTCATTGGCGGCTGCGGCTGCGGCGGACGCATTAGCATTGGAGAATGACGAGGACTATCAGGTGAGTCGAATGTATCTGGCATTTATGGACGCAACGGATACAACGGTGGCCGCAGTGGCCGCAGTGGCCGCATCGGGCACGGATTCGGATGATGTCGTCTATATCGACGAGGAACACTGGACGCCCGAATCACATAGGAGAAGGGAAGAACTTATCGCGGCTGCGGTGGCCGCCGGAAAAAGGATTGTCTACATACATCACACCACCACCAGCCAATGGCGTCGTATACAGTAAAATACACTCGATTATTTGTTCTTGATTGTCTTGTTTCGCATATTCTTCACCGCGGATGTTTTATCTACATAAAATACATTGCTGCTGCTGCTGCTGCGTTGCCGTGTACTGTTTTTTTTCATGGTTCGACTTCCTCGTTTGCGTACAGACGCATGCGCAGACGCAGACGCATGCGGATGCGGAGGCCCATCCTTGAAAAACTGTTGAAGGTGGTGTAATATATACTTGCTAATCATTTCATCGATTTCGCGCGGATTCATTTTGTTATGATGTTTTCGTGCATCATATTGCACCTGTTTGTCGCGTTTTACAAGTAAATTCTGTAATTCGATAGTTACCACCTGCTTCTTTACTTGCGGCGTCATCGTCGGACTGATTGACCCAGTTACTGGTTTCATCGGTTCAAATACGTTTTTGTATAATTTGCTGCGCAGAAAACGGAGGACGTAATGCTCGACCGGAATATACGAATGATACCCCTGTAATTTAATATAATACACCTTTTCATCCACCATTCGCTCGTGTAATACATCATCTAGAAAACAGATTTCAATATCAGGTGGAAGACGCGAACATCGCAGAAATTCGCTGACCGTTTTCTCGCCGGTGGTTCGTTCCGGGTATCGCGACGACGACGACGACGACGACGACGGGTCGCCGCTTCGCGGTTTAAACCCGCCGATAATATGGTCGAATAATGGCGGGATAATCGCCAAATCCGTCGACGACGACGCAGCCGCTGACGCTAACGTCCTTTCACGCAGTTTCATTTCAAGATAATCACGGATATGCTGAACCCATTTATCCGGCCCCTGATTATTTGTATATATCATAACTTTACTACATACACCATTATCCTTCTTTTTACGAATATAATCCAGTATTCGTATAATATTCGGGCGGAATATCTCGGGGAATATTTCAACTAAATCATTGAAGTGTTTATACGAAATATCCGCTTTATAATATTCATCAAGGACAGCACAGAATAGACCGAATTGGACGAAATGCCCGAATGTTTCATCAACATCAAACACAACCACTTTGGGTTTACGCTGTGTAGACGTCATTATATATATGAATATATATGAATATATATATGAATGTATATGTATATTCGAATATTCGTATGTCGCACGGGTCGGTCGCGTCGCGCATCAAACGTCTTCGACATACTCTACCGCACGCAATATTAGGAGTTCCTCGCGACTTAATCGCTGAAATACAACATTTAGTTCAAATTTGATTTGAAACACGAAGCGTTTGACATTACGTATCGTGATTTGATGTAGCCCGTCATCTGGTCTCACCTTGACAGAAAACAATGTTCCGCCTAGGGTGAGATACGGCTTGGATTCGAGGGACCGTAACGGTATCCACCGCAATAATTGGGTATGTTTCAACTCACGCGGGTCTTCGATGACGCGGTACAATTGTAATCTCCTATCAAAATCCTCCATTTTATCGGTTGGTAAATTCAATGTCGAGAGAATCTCTCGGCGACGCTGGGCTATCTTCTTCAATGTAAGATTGGCGATTGTACTGTTTTCACTCTTATTCATCGCGTGTAATATCGCGTTCACATCCAGGGGGAATGTTGGCTCATCTAAAACCGATTGGAGTAAATCATCGTCGGAATTGACCGCATAATCCGTATCTTGGATACTTGGGTGCGTCGAAGGATAGTCGTCTTCTATACCCGAGTCGGAGTCAGTGCCGGTGCCAGTGCCGCTGGCGGTGCCGCTGGCGGTGCCGGTTTCATCATCAGATGTGTCGTTACTACCGTCCGATACCTCCAATCCATTTGTATATTGTCTATTTAGTAATTCATCAATATTCAAAACGTTGTACTCTTCTAATGTGTCTGTTCGGGAATGCGAACGCGACCGAGACACCGACCGCGACCGAGACACCGGCCGGGACCGAGACACCGATGGGCGCATATATTCCAAATCAACAACCACCATTTTTTTAGGAGCCGTCGCTGTCGTCGCCGCTGTCGCCGCTGTCGCCGCTGTCGCCGCTGTCGCCGCTGTCGCCTTGTAGTTCATTCCGTAGGCGTAAGCGTAATATACATAATACAAATACTTATTTATGTGAGTTTCCTACGCGCCTCGACCCCCCTTGTGACCATGAAACGCAGTTTTACCCCCATTCAAGCACATCCTTACTGAAAACGTGAGCATATATAGCATTATCTTATAGCTTTTTGAAAAGTCAGTAAGGCGGGAAAATGGCACGGTCCCGCCCAAAAATGGCGCCGGAGGGTGATTCGCGAAAACGCTGACGGTCACCCCGCCAGGTTTCAAGACAAAAATGGCGGAAATCGTAAATTATGCTCTCGTCAGGCTAAACATGCGAAAAAACGCGTTTTAAAAGCAGAACGGCCAAACCCGGATTTGGACATTTATTTAAAAAAACCAAAAAACCCTTTTTCCCCAAGACCATATATAGCCGTTTTGTTTTTGGTGATGTTATTGAATATGGTCTAAATGTTGCCAAAATCTCTAAAGTGCATTTTGACAAATTACTACAAATTACTACATTACTACATAAAAATCCCCCCGAATTACTACACATTTTAGACGATGATGTTCAAATATTGATAAGATTTTGGCAACATTTAGACCAACCGATGGTGCGAATGTTGCCAAAATCTCTGGGAGAAATGAAAAGTCAGTGTGCGGGAATGAATAAATATTAGAGCTATATAGTAGACACATAATAGACGAATCTCTCGATAATATCAAAAATCTCTCGATATATCCAAATTTAAACGGGTGAAAAATGCCGCGAAAGTATGTTGACTACTCAAAAACATATGTCTACCAACTTACTTGTAAAACATCCAATAATAATGCGGCTTCAAAAGAAGCGCCATTCGATTCATACATTTCATATACAACCAATATAATCCAGAGGAAATACAAGCACAAACGTGAGACGTTGGATTCAATTCATCATCGGTCGAAATTATACGAATGTATTCGTACGAATGGTGGCTGGTCGAATTGGAAGTGTGTGATTTTGGAGGAATGTTCTTGTAGTAATGAAATCCAGGCCAAGGAACGGGCGAATTTCTATATTATGAAAATGAAACCAAATTTGAACGATGAAAAAATGGACGAAAAGTCAAAGGACTCCGTCCTTGGAGTCCCTGGGATTTCTGGGATTTCTGGGATTCTTGAAAATAAACCGAATATTTTCGCCGATAAAGTAGACGCGTCGTTGGACGGGACGGTTTTGGACGGGACGGTTTCGGCGGCGCTGGCGCCGGCCTCGGTCGGTAAAGAAGGAAAGTATATTTGCCTTTGTAAAAAAACCTATTCTCATCGTTCGAGTTATTATAAACATACATCTACGTGTCTTCAATTTCAACATCGCCAAACCACGAATAAACCGGTGGTAGATTCATCGTTGAATACTCTTTCTGTATCTATTATTTCTACGACGACGACGACGACGACGATGACGACCGCTATACTGACTGCTGCGCCGACATCAAACACGGATGAAGACGACGGAACCGCCATCCATTCAGTCGACAATGCCGTCGACAATGCCGTCGACAACGACGATGATAATACCGAAATGGTTCGATACCGTTTCAAATCTAAAAAAAAGGCGAATCAAATCGATAGTGTTTTCCAATATTCTAACGAACCGGAACCTAATTCGGAAATATCCGTCCAAATCTCTGAAAAACCGTCGTATACGTATAGCGACGAAGACGGCGAACACGACGATGACGATGACGACGACGATGACGAATCGTCTATGTCCGTGTCGTCTGTGTCGTCCGAATCTGATAGCGGTGTGGATGACGCCGATGCCGCAATTTCCGTGACTACCGATGCGACAGCTGATTCTGCTGTATCCGAATTATTATCGGCGCAAAACGAGAAACTTAAAGAATATATCCGGAAAATGATATCCGCACTTACAATGGATAAAAAACGGAGCAAGAAATCTATCGTCAATTCTCTCGTATTTGAGTTATTAGACCAGAATAAAACCCTCCAAAAGCAAATCGTGGAATTAAGCAAGGAACGGAATATTATCGTAAATAATACGAATAACAACCAGTTTAATTTGAACTTTTTCCTGAATGAGCAATGTAAAGACGCGGTGAATATCTCTGACTTTGTCAATTCTCTCGAAATCACGATGGACGACCTGACGTATACCCGGAATCAGGGACTTGTGGAAGGGATTAGCAAGGTT